AATTTACGGCTGATGCATTCACGCCGACAAGCGGATATTTGGAACAATGCATTCGGGCAAGCCAAGATTCTCGAGCAACCATTCACCTTGTTTCAACAACAGTTTATCACACTTTTCCTCAGAACGGTGAGTTTTTGATTGATAATGAATATATTCAATATACCGCATATGATGAAGTAAATAGAATATTTTCAGGCTTGCTCCGTGGTCGCTATGAAACAACGGCTGATGCTCATGCTGTAGGTACATCTTTGACGGAACGCCGCCATACGGAGTTGGAAGCAACAGGTGTATTCCGCATCGGGAATGAATACTTTAAATACTGGTATTTGGATGACGATTATTTTTACATTGATAAAAGACCCGCACTCACAGGAAAAACATATTACATCAATCATAGATGGACACGATGCAGGAGCCATCATTACCACATATCATTTTGATGACGAGAACTCATATTTGATTGATTTTATCCACACGGTAGCAGAACATTTGGATATAGCCATCAACACCAAGATAGACAAGTTCGAGGATTTTTCGGATGTCGATACGGTCGATGCCAACTATTTGAAATACATAGTGAAGCAGTTGGGTGAAAATCTAGACGATTATCAAAATCTACCATTCTTCACAGGAGCCAATGGAGATTATCGTACTCGACTTTTCACCAAAGAACTTGTTAATATCTATAAAGAAAAAGGATTGCTGTCTGCTTTGAAGTTGTGGCACATCGTCATTTCAGAACCCTTGACATCATATCAGGATTTGTGGACATTCAACTATTGCAGTTTCTATTCTTTGCCCTTTTTGGTATTGTTGCTTTACGAACCGCTCCGCACTTATTATCCTAGCAACGAAAACTTTTTCCGTCCGCAAATTTCAAAGGCTTTGCAAGCAGAATTGGCAGAGTTTTACGAAGATGAAAAAGTTAGGGACGCATCGACAAATGTATCATATCCTATTCCAAACCTGAAACTCGTTGTTCACGAATGGAATTATTTCCGCAGAACCGATGATGAGTTGAAGAGTTCTGACGGAGGTAGTTTTGATGACAAGTTGGTTCCTTGTGATTCTTCGAACGACTTGGGTATTACCTACGACCAAAATAATGTGGAACTATTGGTAAGGGACACGACAACTACGCTTCCCCTTCCGTTTTATGTAGAAGATTATGACATTGACTTGTTCAAATTCGAGGAAGAGTTGGACTCGACAAAAGACCAAATGCCCACATCTTCGACAACCTGCGAACCTACCAAGACTGACGAAGGATTGATTTCTGATTATCCTTTTGAGTGGATTCGTGATGTCATCGGGGACGATATTTACGACTATTGCACAATGGGTGATAGATTGGAACCTATCCGTACAGACTTGGAACTTCTTCGGGATTTGACAAGCGACATTGGAAACGCTCAGTTGGAACTAGACCACAATACAACTTCGGATGAAACCGAGTTGGTTGTCAAGGTTCTTGATGGAAAGTTGTATGACCCCGCAGACCATATCGTAACAGGGACAAGTCCTCGTATTTCACCTAAAGGATTTGTCAAGTTTGGCAATGAAGTCATTTCGTACACAGGATTGGAATTTTACGACCATCATGAAGGAACATTCACGAACAAGAGATATAAACTCACAGGTTGTGGTAGAGGAGTGAATAGCACAATCGCGGCCGATTATATGATAAATCTCTACGAAGGTAATGAAAGATTGTTAGCGGGAAATTATGTGGAAGTGGTATATGAACTACCCACACTAAAATGCTCAGTCAGCCATTTAACAAATATATTCACCTGTGTGAATCACGGATTGAACACCAATGATATTATTCTCTTCGACCCATCCACGGATGCTAGCCCACTTATAGGTACACGAACCACAGATGCTATACCGTCATATTATTATATCTACAAACTCAATACGAACTCATTCAAAGTTTCTTTGACTCCATATACAGGCACTCTCACTCCTGTCAACATGCTATCATCACGGGATAATATCATTTTCCAAAAAATACATTTCCGTTTGCTTCTGACTAGAGACCCAAAGGGATATGGAGTTTCCGTGGGCGATTATTTGCGATTGGTTCAAACGAGTTATAACTATAATCATCTCATTACAGGAGTCATTAGTGATTATGACCATTGTGCTGAAGAATATACATACGGCATAGATTTTGAGGTCGGTGTTCTACCTATTCCAACAGTTAAAACTTTGGGTGCGGCAGGTCTGCCTTCATTGGCACCTGTAACAACCTTCTCCTGTGTAATCGATGAAACCACATATAGAGTTTATTATGTAGACTCATATGGTGTTCCCCAAGCACACGGCTTGTCCGATGGAGATGCTATATACTTTTTGGCTAGCGTAGGTAACATCGATGCATATATAAACTATTATGTAAAAGTCAACTCGACCGATTATTTTGAAATCGCAGCATCAACGACCCCTTGGAGCGTGGCAGTAACATCAACGGCAGCCAATAGGTTCAGTAGCGGCGCAACTGAACACGGTTTGAACGATGGAGATTTGGTGGTCTTTTCAGGAACAGGTGGAGGCATCGATTCAGGTAAATTGTATCTAGTAGGAAGCGCAACGACATATACCTTCAAAATCAAGGATATCGTAACAGGTGCGGTGGTTACATTGACAGCTCTCGAAGCCAATACGATTTCTTATTCCGCAGTTGCCATTACCAACATCAACAATTCCGCAAATACATATATGCTTTCGGGAACACGGGTTATTTCTCAAGAGTTGGGATACCAACATAGATATTCTTTGAATCAGCATATTTTGTGGAGATTGGACAACGAAGTGAACGGGAATGATTTACCTTTGGTATATGGATTTACGCAAACGGAACTCGCTTCTAAAAAATTGGACACTTACAAAGGCGTAGCCGATGGTATTATTTGGCCGACCTCTCACTTCAAATACGGATTTGAAATCACAACTGCTGATATATCCAATTTCCCGCCCGATGAAGTTGTTGAGTTGGTATTGAAAAAGTTGAAGCAATACAAACCAAAACATACAGTAGCAGACTTGACAATCAACTATCCATTGGGTGATAACCAACTTGCGATGACCCCGATGATGGAAATGTATGAAACAGAAAACCTTATGAGCGATGCGTACCGTTCATTCAACGGTCTAACGCAAGCCGCAGATATCATCTATAGCATCAATCACGATTTGCATGAAGGGGAAACCATTTACATTGAAGGTGGAGATACGGCAGGACTCGTATTTGGAACCCTTTATTATGTGAAATATGTTGATGCTCACAACTTCCAAGTTTCTCTGACTTCAGGTGGAGCCGCCGAAACAATATCAACAGTAGGCATAACCGTAGCCATCACGCAAGCCCCCGTTGCAGAATATAGAATCGAACTTGACCACGATGCATCAGATGGTGTCATTGACAAAACATACGACCTACCGATTATTACATTGGATGTTGTTTCTAACTATGGCTCGAATGCCGATTTCTTCTATACATGGCAGGATGGAACAGCAAACCAAACTCTTGTTTATTACCCACCATTCATTTCATATCCATATGGCTTGGTAACAGATACATACAGGAACAGAAAGAGATTTATGCAGTACGTTGACTAAGACTAAATAACTACGGAGATAAAAAATGGCTACAGTAAACAGCATTCAAATGGCCGTTACAACAGAAGGTCTAGAGAGCATTGCGGCTATGATAGCGGAAGGTACTACTTTCACCATATCCACATTTCGTCTTTCCGACCTAGGTAACGAAACATTTTTTGAAGCGCAGAAAAGTTACACGGGACTTGACCCCGACTCGTTTTACATGCCTTATACGGCAGACGACTTTGACGATAATGATAAAGACCCTGTAATAAATGCCCAAGTATATGCGGCAGGTCTAGCAGATTCAAATGGGTTCATAACAATAAATACTATTGAGTTGGCCGACCCAATAACCGTAGAAATCAACTGTTACATCCCACCTGCGGTTGGTACTTCGTTCCCATGCAATGAAATAATGGTGTATACGGGTTCAGGAACATTGGCCGACCCATACAAGAGTTTTATTTGGGGAATTTTTCCTGAAATAACCAAACAGGAACAGTACGGTATAAACTTCCGAGTCTTACTACAGTTCTAGAGGAATCAATGTCAACGAATTATGGAATTGACGGACACCAAGCGGTAAATTGGCATTACAAAGTAAGGTTGATGTCCAACTACCAAAACAAGTTATTCCACAATATTTTTTCAAAGGGAGTTATTCCTGAAAGTGGCAACCTAGTTGTTACTGATATTGATGGAAACGTAAGCACGACAGGAATGCAAATCAAGATTCCTTCGGGATTTTCTTTTTTCATAACACCAAATAACAGATACAAAACAGGAACCATTCAAGACGATTTCAATGCATTATCAACTTTAGAACAATCGATTTTAGAACGACAAGTTCTAAAATGTGATATAGTCAAAGACTTTAATGTTGTGCCAAAAACTGTTTCGGGAACCACGGACTCCATAAACAATGTTATTGTGGCTCCTGACCACGGATTTGCTGTAGGAGATATTATTTTCATAGCGAATGGCGATGCCGTGGGTTTGACTTATGGTGAAAGATATAGAATCATGCCAGGGGCAACACCATTGCAGTTTCAAATATCAATATATAATCCAAACCCTGCGGCAGATGTGGCTTTGACATTTTCTTCCGATGTAGAACTTACCTTATATCGGGCTTTCGGCGGTTGGTTGGTTGCCGAATACAACTATTTGGAATTTTCTGATTTACCCGTTGAGTTCAGCGTGGTAACTTCAAAACCAACAGACAATAAGGTTGTTTTGGCAGAAGTAAACGGCGACCCCGTAACAGGATATATTCAAAGCGTCAGCATAAGTCAACAAGATATCGCTCAACTGAATCCAAATGTTTTCTACGAAATGAATGTGGACAGAGTGAACGGATATCATGTCGGAAGCGAATCAGGATATATACCATTGTCCAATAGCGGTATGTGTTCGGGTTTGAATGTGGAAATGGTAAATGGATATTCGGGATATGAAGCCGCAGAAAAGTGGCAACAAAATTCGGGATTGAATGCTGAATATATTGCAGACGAGTTCGGAAGATGGTTCCAACCTGGAAATGCTTCCCGCAGAATTTCGTTGAGCAATACAATATTGAATACAGACTTGAATGCCGAGATGGTCGGCAGTTCGGGTTACACCGCATTTGAAAGTGCGAAACATCAACATTCTTTGGATAACATTACAGATGGCGCAGTTTATAGAAAACCTGCGAATGTCAATATCAACAATCAGTTGACTCATGATTCTTTCAAGAATGGTGCCATCTCCAAAGAAAAAATCAACAACGAAGGTTTGTTCGCCCGAAACGATGACCTTGGTGGTGTACCAATGATTGTAACAGGACAAGAAACCTTGACTGCCAACTACAGTCATATTTCTTTTGACCCTGAACATCAATTCAATGCATCGTTCACAGCACCGCCCGATGTCATGCTCCAAATAGTTGATACGGCGGGAGTTTTTGGGGTATGGTCATATGTGAAATTACAAGCCGTAGATGTAACACCTACAAAATTCACCGTGGCCTATACAGGATGGTCGGGGGTGGCAACAGGTCAATATTCAGGATACACCCTATCAGGATTGACGATACAATATGTTGCATGGGGATATGGTAAATCAACATGAAAACTCTAAATAGCGGAACTCAAGTTTTGAATATCCATTACAAACAGGAATTTGCCACAGATATCCTCAATAAGATTTTCTACAAGTTGTTTACGGCAGGAGTCATTGCAGGGTCTTTTGAAACAGGGTTGGATTCCGTAACGATTTCTTCCGTAAGTTTCTTGATTCATCCGCAAAATCAATCGGACTTGTTGGTTCGTATAGACACCACAATTCCCATAACTGTAAAAAATACATCACCAACAAATACATATTTGATTGCTCGATATCGTTGGGAAAATGCTAATGTGGGTGCCGAATTTCTATTTGTGGACGATTCTACTATTGTGGAAACTGATGTCATTCTTGTGGGGCTTGTTCTTGACGAGGACGGAAGAATCTCTGAACTTGATTACGACCAACAAGAACGGGCAAGATTGAAACTCATACAAACTACAACTGCCTTTCCTTTGATATCAATGTTGGATGGATATAAAGCGGGGCATGGATACAAAGAGATTCCGATATCCGATGGTGTTCTGAACGAATCCCTCAACGCACAATATTTCAATAGTAAAGAAGTAACCCAATATGCCGTTGCCAAAGAACTTCCTAGATTGGACAGCACAGGTGATACAACAGTCATCATTACGCCTACCTATCCGACATGGATGAACTCACAAGCGGTGGATAAGGGAGAAGGAATAACTTCAGAATATGTGGTTGATAAAAAAATTCAACCGCAAGACGGAACGACTCGGCCTGGAACTCAAAATCAAATCCCCGTGGCCAACACGGTTTTGCAGAAAGACTTGAATGCGGAATTTGTGGGTGGACATCTTCATACCGAATTTGCGAAGACAACCCATTCACATAGTTTGGATGAAATATTGGATAATGGAAATCCTTCGGCCCCGAACTATTTGAGAATCTATGCAATCAGAAGCAATCAAGCCACAGGCGATTCGATTGCGGAAGATGATATTGAATACACTAACTTTGATAGGATAGCCTATGACCCAACTATTTCTAACAGATATCAGCCTATATTTGAGACAGGTATAATATCATTGACGGGGGCAACAGAATTAACGGTTACATATCAGCGCACAATCAAGAACGCCCGCATCATTATTCAAAGAGTTCCCGCATCAGGAGAAACAGTAGTGGACGGAGAAGAAAAAAGAACAACAAGGATAACCGACTCTACTAACGCAGGATTTAAAGTGAGACAATTTGGGGCTATAGAAAAATCAGGTTCCAACTATATTAGGTCGAATACAGATTTGAAAACCAATCAATATTATTATTTCGTTATCGGGGAGAAAGCATAATGCCACAAAAAGTAGGGGCGGCGGGACAAATCATCAACTACAACTTTGTCCATGAGTTTGTAGCCGAAAACTTGAATAAGTTCTTGTGGAATATGTTCACCCCTGGCGTCTTGAAATTGGAATTATCAGACCCTTTTGCGGTAACAACAGAAATAGAGGTTTTGGAATTTTCAGGATTGATTCGACCTTACTACAAAGATTTCTTAGTCAAGGTCGATACAATGAACAAATTCAATATAGCGGCAGATTCCACCAAGCCATATCTAGTTGCTCGTATGGATTGGTTGACCCCGCCTAACGGATTTGATTATGAGTCTGCGACTTATGGAACTTCGGGATATTCAGGATATGTTGAAGACTACATAGTTGCCGTTGAAGAACTAGACCCTTCAACTGATAGAGTTCTTTCTACTTCCCACAAACTGCTTGTGGACGATGTGGTTCGTTTCAATGCTACCTTTGGTGGAATCACAAAAGATGTGGATTATTATGTCATCGAGAAAGATGTCAACTCATTCAAAATCTCCACAAAGGCAAGCGGTTCTGTATTAGACATTACATCGACTTTGGCCATAACCAATTTTACATATAGGAAGATGAATTCTCATATTGTCAGGTTCGATATGCTTTCAGAAAGTGAAATCAATCCAACCTATGATATAGTATTGGTCAAACTATTATATGGTCCAGGTGGTGTAAAAGCGACATTCGATTTTACACATCAGACCCAAGTTTATTTGAATGACTATTGCATAAACTATG